AATATTATACGGATGGCCGCTTTCCACGTTCGCAATTCAAATTTCATTAAGAAATTACACAAATGCCATTTGGGGGGCATCATATAAATTGCCCCCCATTCCCCCGATTGCTAGGAACTTTGAGTGCCCCCCGATTGCTCTCGCCTCTCTCTTCTTTCTCTCTCTACCACGTGTAGCTTATTCACGCCTATATAAACACCTAATAACATATCATTTCACGACACCACGCGTAACATCTGCTCCCTTTCCTTTTTTCGCAATAAGTTCTACTTTTATTTCTTTGTCTTCGCCTAATTAGCACAGGAATTCACTTCGAACTGCTTCTTCGGCGCTTCTGTAAGTGGTTTACATCACATCACCCCATTCGACTGTTTTCTTTGTTCGCCGATTTATCTGACTTCCTATCCGCTGCGCGGCCGGTTCAACATATATGATCCTTGTTCTGATCTCGTGTGTTATTCTATATAACAAATGCATATATGCTTCCATGTCTACACGATATTTTTTCAACTTTGTTCTGACTTTTATACCTCTCGTCTCTCCGTTTACTAACCTTTGTTTTTTTGCTTCATAGAATGGACGCCCAATTTACCGTCACAGACAATAATTACATCAACAGCAAACGCACCGAGTACGCATTAACAAACGATGCTGCACCAATCAATCTCCAATTCCCAGGCTCATTCGAGCAGGCTACCATGCGACTCAAAGGCCGATGTATGAAAATCGACCACATTATAATTGAATACCGAAACCAGGTCCCATTTAACGCAACTGGGTCGGTTATCGTAGAAATCAGAGACAATCGCGTCAGCCTTGACGACGCAGCTCAGGCAGCATTCACTTTCCCCATCGCTTGCAACGTGGACCTCCACTACTTCTCTTCTACATATTTTTCGATTTCTGAACCTTCCCCTTGGAGAATCATGTACAGAGTCGAAGACTCAAACGTCATAGAAGGCGTGAAATTCGCATCCATCAAGGCCAAGCTCCGATTATCATCGGCCAAACATTCCACGGACATACGTTTCAAACCCCCAACAATTAACATCTTATCCAAGGGATACACAAAAGACTGCATAGACTTCTGGTCCGTGGAAAAAGGAGAAACAAGACGACGATTATTAAATCCCACTCCAACTGCTCGTAGTCAACAACCCATAACCCACAGGCCCATCACCATCCATCCAGGCGAAACATGGGCCACAAGGTCTCAGATTGGGCTACCAAGCTCATTAGGCCCAGCACAGCTGGAACACTTTCGTTCACAGTCCATGAGAATGGACCCATCGACAACACCAACGGACTTAGACAACGACTCCACAGAATATCCTTACCAGAAACTACACAGATTACACACACCCGATTTGGACCCAGGGGACTCGATATCACAGGCCCAATCCGACTCCGTCTCCAGAAAGGACCTCGAGACACTGCTTGAGAGTACCATAAACAAGTGTCTCTACAAAATAAAATCCGACGCACCAAGGCAATTGTAATAAACAATTGATATGTACCATATTTGCTTAAAAGCATAATCAAACTATATATGCTTTCAATTAATGTTCATCTCATGTTTCATTAGTTCAAACATAATTCCTGTCAACACACTTATCTCTTTTTATTATCAACCGACGTAATTCAGTACAAACTGCGAATACACATCACACGTGGTCCGACATAGCGATACCCACACATAACTCACTAGTATAGCGTTCTTATTTATATTTTTATAGTTACCACCTGTACTACTATTATCCACATCCTTGAACGACGACCAAATAGGATATTTCCCTCCACTTAGTCTTCGACGTAAACTAAAGGGCTTTTGGATGTGATCTTCATCCGTCGTTATATATAATTTCGATGTCCCAATAACGCGATACCGGTGACGGACGTTTTCCTTCAACCTAGGCATGCCGTACACGGATTCATATTCCCCGAACAACTCATTGAACGTCGGCAATATACTGACCCCCTCTGGAACGAAAGGTTTCTTATCAACAAGACAAGCCATGAAGAAGATACCCCTCATGGTCGTTCTCTCTCCCATATTATCATCACCACCGACTTGACTGACGTTGACGGTCCCAGAAACCCTCAAGTTTAATAATTTTATGTGATCAACAGACCTACCCCCATTACCTTCGATACCTCGACAAGGGAGTGACACGTAGGACGTATAATCCCCCTGTTGAGACAACTTCAAGGAAGCCCCATTATGGATATCCTCCAATGAGCGTCGCGTATATAGACCTTTTGGCGATTCATACACCAACTTTCGCGGTACACGAGATTTAGACGTCTGTTTACCAGAGGTCTTACGATATACATATGGTGTTACACGAGCGCCATACGGACTCCTATACGGAGTCTTATACCCACGTCTGTAAACTGAATACATCTTGCATTAACGAACGGGAGACATGCACAATATTTATAGGACAATCCATATCCATTGTAAACACGTGGCGCCTCTTATATCCGCACCTAAAAATATAATCAATATGTACATACGTACCTATATTTTGCGTTTTTATGGTAGGCCCCATCACCTAACTTTGATTGGCCAGTAGCACACCTATAAAAATATGATACACACATAGCAATAAAATTGCCTGTCCAAATTAGTGCAGAAACCACTTAATACTCCATGCGTCACTACCGAGTCTTCCAGTCTTGCAATTGATTGGCTGACATTATTTAGTGCGTGGGGACCATTGTGGGGTCCATCTGCTTTTTCGGGCGCGGCCATCCGGT